ACCACGAGAAAAACCTAGAGCGGTCACTGCATGCCAACTCAATGAAGTTGCAAGACCTGTCGTCTACAGCCTTCGAGTTCGGTCGCTGGTACGGTAAGAACGAGGCCTTTGAAGAGTTAATTAAAATCATGATGCCACTTATGGGCCAGCAGGTTTCTGTTGTAGACGTGATTGCGACAATCCACCAAGAATACGGAGAGAACACAAAGTGAGTGAATTTGAAACAAAAGCAATTGCAGTCTATAAAGACTCGCTAGACATCCTCTTCAAGAAGCACCGAGACTACGGGCCAAAGAACATCTCACAATCGCCAGGCGGGCCATTGAACGGCCTGCGTGTGCGAATGCACGACAAGATGGCTCGCATCAATAACTTGATCGATTCAGGTGTTGAGCCGGAGAATGAGAGCCTTCGAGACTCGTTCCTTGACCTGCTGAACTATTCAGCGATTGCCCTGCTTGTGCTGGACGGAGACTGGCCTAATGAGTAGTTACGAAATGGTTGACCCGAACACCGGCGAAATGATTGAGTTTGAAACAACTGTTGACATTGAGTTGATTCAGGACTACAATAGATGGGTGGTTGAAAACAAAATCAACCCCCCACAGTTCTCGCCCATGGAATACGCAAAGTACATTGAAGATGAAAAGCGTAAAGTAAACGTTGAGAGTGCAATCAAGATGATTGAGTTTTATAACAAAGAGTCATTGTGGGAACCAGAAATGATTGATGCTCTATTAAGGATTTTGAGGAATGAGGAATGAAGTGGTCGGGTTTGAGCCTATCTACAACCCCGTTAAACACGAGTTCGTCGAGGAAGAAGAGATGCTAGAAGAGATTTCTATAAATGAAAACAAAGTTACGGTTAAAGAAAAGCCAGCCAGGGCCAGAATCAACCCTGACTCAATTCCGGTCCTATTTACGGCAGTCGGAATGGTTGCAATCCTCATGGTTTCGTCGTTTGCGGTGTCCTTCAGTGGCATCTATTCGGTATCGGCTTGGACTGGCTTACCTGTCTACATTCAATGGCTTCCGGCACTCTTTATTGATGCTGCTATTTTGGCTTATACCATCTCCCTTATTGTATTCAAGGCGCGAGGTGAGTCGACCTGGAAGACAACAGTTGGACTGGTCGGGTTTGCTGCCATTTCTGTGGTGGCTAATGCAAGTCACACTCTGTCTTTTTGGGATGGGACTCTTGCTGACTACCGAGCATGGATGGGTGTTATTATTACCGCCAGTGCACCTATTGCTGTTCTATTGGCTTCTGAAGAAATTACCCGACTAGCATTTGAAGAGCGAGACTAATGGCAGTTAGAGGGACACTAGACTTTGGCACCGAGTACATCCACTTCGGAATCGACCCTAAGGCTATGCCGGCATGGCTGGCCTTAGGGAAGGCTCAGCAGGAAAACCCTTACTATCCATGCAATCTCAATCCTTACTTCTACACCGACTATGACGGCTGGGGTATCGAGCGTGAAGGGCTGGAGAACCAGCGGGCTTCCTTGAGCGAAGATGACTGCGAAGCCCTGTGCTACGGATGCCCACTGCTAAAGCAGTGCTACGACTTTGCTGTAGTAAACGGAGAGAAGAATGGCGTCTGGGGAGGTATTGACTTTTCCAGAAAACCAGATACACTGTTCTAGTGAGCAGTAAAAAGGAGAGAAATGATTTCAGATTCACGCATCAGGGAGTTAGCCCTGGGCTTGTTCAAGCAGGAGTCTGCTAGAGACAAGCAGAAAAAGATTGGCGCATCAGACTTCTCGGACCCTTGCGAATACCACATTGCAAAGAAGTTGCTTGGTTTGCCTTCTGGTGAGTTCAAGTACTGGATGGGCGCAAAGGTCGGCACAGCAATTCACGAGTTTCTTGAGAAGCGAATTGAGTCAGTTGACCTAGAGGAGTTTCCGGAGTTTACTGGGGCCCTTGTTGAGCAGTCGATTTTACTAGGCGAACTAGAAGGTTACGGCACAATCAAGTCAAAGCCAGACCTTGCCTTAGTTGAAGGCAAGCACCTGGTTGACTGGAAAACATCCAAGCGAGAAAAGTCCCGCCAGTTGCAGTCTGCAGTTTACGGCGAGGCAAAAGAGACAAAAGTTTATGCTGAGTCAATGTACACCCTGAAGCGATACTTTGCGCAGGCCCAGATTTACGCATGGGGGCTTAACAAGCAGGGCACCGAGATCGATGCTTGCTCGCTGGTTTTCATCAATAGAGACGGCACTTACGACCCTGACGTGTGGACCTGGACTTTCCCGTATGATGAGAAGTTCGCAGAGTCTATGTGGGCTAGGTTGTCTCGCATCTGGGGTGACCTTCAAGCCGAGAAGCCGCTTGAAGATTTCCCTAAAGAAGAGTACTGTTTTGACTGTAAGGTTTTGGAGGCCTAAATGAATAAAAAAATAATTATTACAAGCGCAGTGTTTACCTTGATATTTCGCCTAATCTTTGCTAGCATACTAATGCTGGCAGAAATCGAAGGCGACACGCAGTTCCTAAAGGGCCTGCTTGTTGTGATTGTTAGCATCATGGTCACGTACGGATTGTACAGGTTTGTAAAAATGATTGGTTTTGCAAATCGTTTAGAGAAAATGAACAATGTGTTTGACAACAAGAATTGAATATGTTATACTGAATATCTCTTAAGGAGGAGAAAATAAATGAGCGATTTCCCAGCACTGCCCTTTGAGCAGTTCATCACAAAAGCAGACAAGCTTAACGCACCGAAAACCATGCTAATCTATGGTGACCCAAAGCGTGGCAAGTCTTGGTTTGCGGCATCAGCAGCAGAGGTGGCCGAGTTGTCACCAGTTCTAGTTATCGACACAGAAGGTGGCTCATCAGCCATTGCACGAGACTGGAAGGATGTTGACGTAGTAGAGGTTGACACACACGAGAAGTTCGATGTTGTAGTCACCTCGCTGCTTGAGCAGCCACACAAGTACAAGACTGTAATCATCGACACGCTCGGCGTTGCGATGGATCGTGCAGAGAAACACTTTGGCGAAAAGCCAGAGAACCGGAACAACAAGTTTGGCAAGTGGGGCGACCTCAAGGAGTGGATTAATCTCCTTGCACGCAAGTTGCACTCCGCACCATTCCTTTCAATCCTTGTGGCACACGCTCAGGACGAGAAGGACGACCAGACCGGAGCAGTGAAGACTGTACCTATGTTGCCTGGCTCTGCAAAAAACACCCTGCCATCGATTCCAGATATCATTGGCTACATGGGCGCTGAGACCGACGAGGCTGGAGTGGTACATCGTGTGCTAAACTTGCAGTCTTCAGAACGTCTCGTATCTGGAAACCGCTTCGGTCTGCCGGCAAAACTATACGACCCAAGCGTAAAGAAAATCATCGATGGCATCAACAAACTAGGAGGAAAATAATAATGAGCAACCTAACAATCAACCTTTCAGCAACCGACGTCCAGTCTGACGACAGCTACTCGCCAGTACCGGCCGGAACCTACAACACCACTGTGTTCAATGCAGAGGTCACCGAGGTTCGCAACGGTGAGAACGCAGGCAAGCCTCAGTACAAGTTGCAGTTCCGCATCTCTGACGGCCAGTTCGAGAACCGTCGCCTGTTCACCTACGTCCCGCTTTACACCGGCAAGGCCTTCTGGAAGTCAAAGGCTTTCTTCTCGGCTCTTGGCTACAACGTCGAGGAGGGAACCTTCACCGTTCCTACCCCTAACGAGTTGGGCGGTAAGGCTGTGGCAGTCAAGGTAACTGTAGTCCCTGGCCAGACCGGCGAAGAGAACAACGTGGCAGGCTTTCAGAAGCCTGGCGCTCCGGCAGTCGCACGAGTCACTGAGCCAGTGACGGTCAAGTCGGCAACCGACCTCTGGGTTTCATAACCCAAATGGGCAGACCTGAGCCATGTCTTTAAACTGGCTTTAAGCCCCCACTGGTGTTGCGTCACGTTTTTCTCCTTTCAGACGTAGTTCAAGTTCGATTCTTGACCGGGGCACAAAGCAGACAGCCTTAAAGCGCAAGAACCGCCCGCTCGATTTTCCCGGGCAACGCCTCTTAAGGAACAACTGGGCTGTATAACGCAGTGGAAGTCTGCGAGTGCACTGCAAGATACTAGGACCTTGCAGTTCACGTATTCCCTGCTAACTCAGTTGGTAGAGTGTCCGGCTGTTAACCGGAATGTCGTTGGTTCGAGTCCAGCGCAGGGAGCAAGTGGAGAAAAACGAGAGGAAAGGAGGGTAACATGGAGACTAAAGATTTTCTAGAAACAGTGCTTGGCAACGGAGCCGGTTACGCAACAATCGTAACCAAAGACCAGCGCGGAGTACCTACTGTGCAAAAGTTCTTCAGCTATCCAGATGAAATCGACGAGATGACTGAGTACGCTAAAGCCCATAAGGCTGAGGACGTTTACTTTTCGCCAATCTTGTATTACGAAGAGCGACGCATTCGTGAGAACGCTAAGAGCGTCTCAGTTGTGTACGCTGACGCTGACACTTGCAACCCTGCAAACTTTAAGGTAGCGCCAACCATCTCGGTTGAGACCTCAAAGGACCGCTGGCACGCCTATTGGGTTCTCGATGGCGAGCAAGACCCTCAGCGTGTCGCATTGCTTGCAAAGAAGATTGCCTACGCACACCGCGACCAGGGTTGCGACGTTTCAGGCTGGAACCCAACAAAACTACTTCGTGTTGCAGAAACTAGCAACCTAAAGTACAACGAGTCACAGCCTGTTACCGCAAAGACTAATGGCATCATCTACACCCTTGCTGAGATCGAAGAAGTCTACAAGGACGTCGTCGTTGAGGCTATGCCAGAGTTGGCTAACCAGCCACTTCCAGAGGTAACTCAGGACGTCATGGCTGTGCTTTCAAAGGTCTCTAGCAACCCTGACATCATCTCGCTGTACCTAGACGAGCCAACCCCGTCTTCGGACCTTTCAAAGATGCTTTGGAAACTGGAGATGGACCTGTTCCGTCAAGGACTTACAGAAGAAGAGGTGTTTACAGTTGCTAAGCATGCGAAGTGTAACAAGTACCACCGCACAGACCGA